ACAACAGGTTCTGCTTGATCGTTAGAAACAAGCGTTGATTGGATATTAGCCATAATGTTCTTTCTGGGGGGGCAATTCCGTCCTCCCCCTTAAAAGGATTATTAACCAGCTTGGTTACATTCAATTTCGACCATGCGCTTCTCATCCAGTCGAGTAGCACCCACAGTCATTTCGGCATAGGTGTAAAGCGAGAATCGCTTATCTGCTCTAGGAGCAATTTCACCTGTGATGTCCTTCCAAATACAAAGGCCTAAAGCATTGGTTTGAAAAACAAGAACACGGTCTGATGTAATATCAGAACTTCCTGTTACATCTGCTGCTGCTTGGACTTTACTTGGAAGCAATTCGGTCTGAATGAAGTTCATTCCCATAAAATGATGGACCTGACCTTCAACCAAGGCACGAATGGCGTTGTAGTCAACACTTTGGACCTGAACACTGTTCAACAGGTTCTCGATCTGCCGGTGTGAACACACAACATAGACATCAGAAATTCCACCCTCGTTATAATTGAGGACTTCATTTTTCATCAACATGCCTCTTGCTTCGATCAACTTGGAAATTGTTAATCCAGTATTTGCAGCAGCAGCACCTGTGTGCTTTATTGAATCCACTGCAACGATGTTGACATCAGAACCAACATTGGCATCACTGGTTGCCCAGGAAGCAGCAGTTGATCCGTCTTTTCCTAGATAAGACGTGCCATAGGCAGCATCCAGGATGACTTCATCAATTTTGCGTCCCATTGCCATTCCTCCGGTCTGCATGTATGCAGATGCTGGATCAGCAATAATGACTCTGAGTTGGTCGAATGAATCAACAAGATCACCCCAGTTGAAGTCGCGTGGTGTGACCCTGCGTCTTTCGTGAGGTGTTTCGATTAGCGGAGAATCCGCATGACGTGTGCTGACTTCCTGTGCTTCTACTTTTCCGATCCGATCCATGAAGTATTCTTCACCGATGGTTCCGGTATGAAGTTGCACAGTATTGCGTAACCTGGAACCTGTCTGCTGTGCGACAAAGGTAAGGTTATCGCTAAACTCTTTGACCATACTGGTCGTGATCTGATTGGACATTTACGTCTCCTAAAGAAATTCATTGACGAATCATTTCCTCGGAGTTGTCCTCTCGGATTCCTTAAACTGTCTATTGTCAGGGGCTAACGCTTATCCCGACAGACCAGTCTGGTACAGATTCAAATTTAAACTGTTACGTTGGGTAAATCCTTCCGTAAAGTTTTGATTTTTCCGCAACAGCTTCTTTGTGATTCGGATGGTGTGCATTAATCAATGCATTCCTGAATTCCGGATCATTCATTCGCTCTCGCAGACTAGATTCAGCATCACCAGGAGACTGCCCAAAGCCTGAAGCATTTCCAGGCAAAAGCTGTTCTTCTGATAATTGCTCACCAATTTTGGAAAACAGTTTTAACATCTCAGGATGGTTCCCAAGTCCTGTGTTTTCCATCAACTCAAGTGCTTCTGGACTGGCATAACGTCCAAAGGCACGTCTTGCGTAATCCATGTTTTTGTCATAATCCCCTCCCCAATCTTTCTGCAGTGCTTTAAAACCCTGCATCTCTGCTTGTTCTAGTGCCTCATTATGCTTTGATTGTTCGTTTTGAGCATTTTCAGCAACTTTTTCAAGGAGGTTGTGTGCTTGATTTTGTGTCAAACCAAGTTCAAATGCTGCCTCTCGGAAGTCATTCATTTCTTCTGAATCATTCCCACCAAAATCGTAAGCCATCGGACTTTCAGGCCTGCCCATAGCAGTATAAAAGTCATCCCATGCCTCACCTTCTTGTGGAATTTTCAACATCTGTTCGGGAGGAACACCCATTTTTTTGACTGCATGAACATAGCTTTTGGCAAGCTTGTCTACAGAGTCAAAGTTCCTTAGTGAAGGTTCACGATCCAACCCGTCAGGGAGACTTGTCGGATCAAACGTCATTGGGTTGGATGGCATTTCATAACCACCTCCCAGAGCAGTGGACGGTTCAGTAGTCTGAGTTGCCGTCTCCGGTGCTGTCGTTTCTTCCATGAATCGTTTCCATTTGATTTATTGTTCTCTGGACTTGATCCACAGGCGCATTTGCTAGTTTCATCAGTTCCAGAATGACCGCACGTCTGCCTTCATTAAAGGCTGTATAGTACGGATCGTTAGGGACATGGGTTGTCGCATAGACGTAATGTCTTCGGGCCATGTCTGCCAGGACTTCCTTACCTTCAGGAAGGTTAAAAAAGTCGTGGTACAGAGTCCTGCGCCTTTTTTCTTTAAGCAGCAGCACTTTCTTTCTGTGCCTTCGCTAATTGTGCTACAGCACTTGCTTGCTTGTTGGCAACCTCTGCTTCGTTTAATTGCATATCTGCTTGCATCAGTTGCTGTTCCTGTCTCATTTTTTCCTCTGCAATAGCCTGTGCTTCTTCTTCGGTGTATACAGAAGATGCTGGCGCACGTAGAATCTCTGCTCCCAATTCAGTAATCCTGCTGGTATTCAAACGTCCTATTACTTCAGGATCAATCTGTGCCAACGGCATAATAAACTGCATTAATTGTGAGATTGCATTCAGTTCTACTGATCTCATTGAGACTGCCACCGGATTCACATATTCGATTTTGAAATCGACGTTTTCCAATTCCTGTGGAGGATAGGGAAGCATTCCTGCTCTGGTCATAACCTTCATCGTTCTGTCAAGCAGTGGTCCCATAAACTCTGCTTCCTGACGTGCGACTATCGGTCCTAATACAATCAACCGATCCCTTTGTCTCATGGCAATCTCTGTTGCCGTAAATCGTAAAACATCTCCGTCACTGGCAACCGGTCCTGGAAGTTCCAAAAGATCGAGATAGAAGGTCTGATTAATAGATTCGCGTACCTGTGTCATTTTGGCTTCTGCATACTCAATCCTGCCGACACTAGGCATCTGGTAAATCATTTCACTGCCCTGGAAACCAGGACGATAATAGTTGATTGCGTCCGGTGTTGTGCGGATCGGTGCTAAGAACCCATCATCAGGAACCATGAGTGGTGGAGAAACTGCTTTATGAACGCCTTTGAGAAAGGTTTTTTCCATTTCATTGAGCATCCTGACATCTGCCAACGCATCCGTTCCTGGACCTCTTCCATAGATCTCCAAAGCATTTCTTGACCAGCGACTGCACACGTATGGAAACTCATCATATCCGTTCATGCCAACCATCATGTTCTGGTCTTTGCAGATATGAAGGGATACATAAGGTTTTTGAACTGCCAATAAGGGTCCAGGCTTTATGGAAGCATAGGGCTTTACGACATGAATCATTTCGTAGGTATCGTATATTGTGCCTTTTTCCATTGCTTTCATGACTTTTTCAGGAAGATTCTCGACAGGAAACTTTTCTGTCATTTCCTTTGCAGTCATTTTATAAGACCTGAAAACCGTATCGACTTTACCTAAATGGTTTAATGCCAGCACACAGTCTGATAACGGAAAGTGCCTGAAATACGGACCCTGCCCTGGAATGTCTTCGATGAACATGATTGCTGTTCCAAACGCACCCAGATCGGTAAAATATTCATAGGCTGCAGGATGGAAGTTTGATCCTGGTTTTCCGAATTCTTCCTGCACCAGTTTCTGCACTTCTTCCAACCATAACTGGACGGATCGGTTACGTTCCAGAGGTCTGAATGCCGGTTTCAGAACAAACCATGGAGCAGCACTTGGAGTAAGGATGTTGTGGAGTCCTGATGCAAACCTTGTCAATGCACGACATGGTGTTGAATCAAAAATCTTGTTTCTACGCTCCTGACCCTGTGTTTGTTTGGTCGTAAAATCACTTCTCCTGGGAACCATTAAATCGGCAATCTGTTGCCAATAGTTTTCCCAGTTGGTACGACCCGTTCTAAGATGGTCGTATTCCTTGAGAAGTTGTGCTACCGGATCATTTGGAGTTACTACGGGCATATCAACTCAGCATCAAGCGGTTGTCAGTATCCTTGGTATATGAACCTCTGGTAAGCATCGTATCGGTGCGTCCTCGTTTGTTACTAATCTGTCTTCGTCTTTGTGCCAGATATGATGACATCTGAACATCACCGGCTAATGGCTCATCACCATCCAAATCATCATCTAATCCAGGATCTGGTGGAGGGGTTTCATCTACAACAGGATCTGTATCTGTATTAGAAGAATTTGAAGATGTTGATCTGCTTGATCCATTATCATCATTTCCTCCTCCTGTTAATTGATCTGCCCAGTGATCCCAGCTTCTTTTGGGATATGCAATAAATCCTTCTGGTCCCAGCAATGAGTCTACAGCTTGACCCAAACCTTTTCCTAAATGTGGTAATCCAGAACTATGGTCTGAACCTCCTAATATATCGGTCCATATATTACGCAACCATTTTGCGTCACCTAAACCACTTGAAGAATCCCAAAATTTAGCCATATACCTCCTTATGCGTATCCGAGTAAAATGCTACTGCGTTTTTGTTTTCCAGATGATTGTGAACCGGCTCTGGCATCTCTTACACGCTGTCCGTGATACATCGACTGCATTCTTTTCATAGACGCTTGTGCCATCCCGTATTGAACTTTGTATTGTTCTTTTGTTTCTGTTGCAGATTGGATCTTACTAACAAAGTCAGAAACGGCAGTATCTGCAGAATAATCAAGGGCATCTCTGCTCCGTTTTCCTTTCATATAATCTTTGTAAGTTTGAGAACCTTTAAAACTTCCCCAATTACTTAGATCTGAAGACAAATCTCCCCAAGTAAAATCCAACCCTCCAATTTTAGTTCCCTTAAATCCTGTTAAAGCATCCTTACGTTTCTGTCTTTCAGATGCAGTCGTGTCATAGGATTCATACCAGTTAATGGGATCAGTTGTCATTCGTTCCCACCAAGACATATTTTTTTGACGAGTTCCTGAATAAGTTCTAGTCAATGAATGGTCATATTCTTTTTGAAGCGCATTCATTGCTCCCATTCCTTGTCCAAAACCGGCATCACTTAAAGTGCTTCTAACATCTTGTTGCTTCATATCAGGATTGATGTTGATCCCTAATCCTGTGTAACGAGTTAAAATCGTATTTAATCCTTTACCCTGTTCTGTGCCTGTCCAGAACTTTTCGTTCCATTGTGTTTTTGCCTGTTCTGTTTGCCCTGCATGAGTAACTGCAGACTTATGCTGTCTTTGTAATCCGCTTAATGCCTGTGACTGCATTTTATAGCGTTGACGTGCCTGACCATACTGGCCTACTGCACCACGATACTGTTGACCCAATTGACCGGTTTTTCTCCGGTTCTGGTATTTAGTCAGAAGTGTTGTAGCCATCAGTTTGCAAAGTAGGGGAATTCATTATCCAAATGACCAATGGCATGATCACGTCTAGGTGCAACCATGTTTCCTCTTGCATATCGAAGCGACATGACTGCATAGCGACATGCCGACATCAGGTCATCACGTTCCTTTACTACCTTTCCATCTTTCCGGTGATACATTCGCATCTCTTCAAAAAATTCCGAAATGTGATCAAAAACCTGAAGACGCTGGGTCTGAAAACGCTGGAGCATTTCCATCAGTCCAGGCTCGACTGCAAATCCACCCTCAGGATTTTCAAAATGCTTGGGAAACATATTCAAACCCAGTTTTCTGTAGATCTCTGCCAGAGGTTTTCCTGATCCTTTGTCATGTTGCATTCCGTCATGGGGCCAGATAACCGGTATCCAGTCACCACGGGCTTTTATCGAAGCACTATGAACAATGGGTGTCTCTCCAGAGACTCGATAAGCGTCATATACGTATGCCACATCCTTGTCCCTGTCATGGGCAATCCAGATACATGCGGTTGGGTGATCCCATCCGAAGTCGATGGCGCAGATCCTTGACCAGTGTTCGGGGATTGCAAACGCTTCTCTCCGAATAACCATCTCATCAACGGGGAAAACCAATCCTGATCCAAGGACTGGGATTCCTTTGGAACGCATGTCTCGTTCATGTGGTGGCAATGCTGCCAGGATCTCTTCTTTGATCGCTGGGTCAAGGTGCGGTGCGTCATCCCATGTTGCATTAAAAAGTTGCTGGTGTGGCCTTATATCATTCATGAACTGGGCTACCACGTTGGTCATGCCACTTTCCGGTGTAAATGTCATGTACGTCAGTCCTCCAGACTTCAACGATGCCCTCAGTGCTTGGGAGTAAATATCCTGCGGAGGTTCTTCATCCATCCAGATGACATCAATCGCTTTACCCATCCAGGCTTGTTTTCCTTGCTCATAAGACTTAAAGAATAATTTTGAGTTTCTTCCAGATCGGTGTTTGACAGCCACTGTTGAAATCGCATTAGGGATTCCAGGTTGCCTCTCCCATTTGACGATTCGGTCCTTGGGTAATGCTCCTTTTCCAAATTCTTCATCGTCTCCAGGTTCACCTAACAACTCTGCTTGAACTATGTCCCTAGAATTGACACTTGTGTTCCCTGCAGCCCATCCCATGATCGGACCTCTAAACCGGTAGCCGTTCCACCAGGAGGGATAATCTCCGGTGAGATGATAGGCCATTTCGCAAGCACCACAGTAGGTCTTCCCAGTCTTGTTTGCAGCCATAAGTAGGCGTTGACGTGCGAGTCTACCTTGCTCATCCTTCGCGTCATGAAACCGCTTTTGATATTCGTAGGGGTCATAGAAGGAAATCCTGTTGGTGTCTTTCTTATCCTGAATTGTTTCGGCAAGTTTTAGTGCCTGTTCAAGCGTTGCCTGATCTGTCATGACCTTGGTATTGATTCACCAAATGCAATTTTCTTAGCCCATGCAGGAATAAATGCTCCTAAGCCAAATTTCTTACCCGTCTTCTTGGATTCCTTCATCGTCTTCAATCCGTGAATGATGTCAGAACCCAGTCCGAGATAAGGCATCCCAGCAGTCCAGATGACTTTTGGTTTCACCGATGGATTTAACCTTCTCTGTCTTTCTTCAAACGTACCCTTGATCTTATCTCCTGCTTCCATTC